CGGTGCCATGGCAGGTATCTTTAAGTGGGGTCCAGTAGGCATCAAATCTTTTGTTACATCTGAAAATGATGTAGTAAATGTTTTTGGTAAGCCAACTAATTATAACTATGAAACATTCTTTACAGCAGCCAACTTCCTTTCATATGGAAATCAACTTTGGGTTGTTCGTGTTACAGATGGCGCATTTAATGCCGTTGCTCCAGTACTTGGTGCAAATGCCACTCCACTAGCAACTGCTAACATCGAAGTTATGAACGTAGATGATTATAATTCAAACTACGCAGCGGCATCCGGTTCTCCATATAACTCTATCGCATTTGTTGCTAAGTATCCAGGTACTACAGGTAATAGCCTAAAGATCTCTGTATGCGACTCTCCTTCTGCATATCAACAAGTCATTAGCAACAATTCGGTAAACGATCAAGTATCTGGTGCTAATATTGCATCGGTTACATTTACATCTAACACCGGTTCAGCTAATGTAACAGTAACTGTAACAACAATTGTTGGTCTTGCAAATGCTTCTGTTTCGCAAGCAAATGCTGTTGCTGCTTACCTAGCAAATAGCGTACTGCAGGTTGGTAACTTCCTCGAAGTTGGTAACTCTTCATTAGGTTATCAGAATCTGCAAATCACAGGAATTACTCCTTCTGGTACAACTGGTGGTACATCAGGTGCAGGATTTAATTCTACATTAACAGTTACTCTTGCAACTCCAGTTCTTCTGGGTGCAAACGTAGTACAGTCTAGTGCAAAAACATCTTGGGAATATTATAACCAAGTTCCAGGTGCACCAGCTACATCAGATTATCTGATGACTCGTGGATTTACTGCAGATGACCAACTTCACGTAGTAGTTGCAGACGCAACTGGTGAAATTACAGGTACCGTTGGTGCAGTGGTTGAAGTATTCCCATTCCTGTCACGTGCTACAGATGCTAAGACATCTCAAGGTGCAACATCGTACTATAAGAATGTTCTGAATAATACTTCAAAGTATATTTGGGCAGGTACAGTAGATTACGGTTCAGCTTCTTCCGCTAATGCAGCAACTGTTGCTTCTTCATCATCACTGCAGTCTTATAAGGCAGCAATGATCGGTGCTTCTGATGGTAACGGCGAAGCAAATTGCTCGCTTGCTGCTCTTCAGGGTGGATATGTTCTTTATCAATCAAAAGAAAATATTGATATTTCTCTGCTGCTCTGCGGTAAGGCTCGTGGTGCTTCTGCTGAAACATCATCGCCATCAAGCCCAGGTGTCAACTATGCTGTAATGTCAGATTATCTGATCAGCGAAATTGCAAACTATCGTAAGGATTGCGTTGCATTCATCTCGCCAGCTCTTCCTGACGCAGTTCCTCAGCAAGCCGGTGGAAGTGCACTGAATAATATTCTTGCCTTCTATAATAATCTGACCACTGCATCTTCTTATGCAGTAATGGATTCCGGTTATAAGTATCAATATGACCGTTATAACGACTTATATCGTTATGTACCTCTGAATGGTGACATTGCTGGTCTTTGTGCTTATACTGACCAAGTACGTGATCCTTGGTATTCACCAGCTGGATTCAATCGTGGTCAAATTAAGAATGTCGTAAAGCTTCCATTTAATCCAAATAAGGCTCAACGCGATCTTCTATATAACTCATACATTAACCCAGTTGTTACACTTCCAGGTCAAGGTACGGTTCTGCTAGGTGATAAGACTCTGCAAGGATTCCCATCAGCATTCGATCGTATCAATGTTCGCAGACTGTTCATTACTGTTGAAAAAGCAATTGCAAAGGCAGCTCAATCGAGCCTCTTTGAAATTAACAATGCTTATACACGTGCACAGTTTGTAAATTATGTTTCACCTTACCTGCGTGATATTCAGGGCAGAAACGGTATCTATAATTTCATCGTGGTATGTGATGCAACAAACAACACTCCTCAGGTAATCGACTCTAACCAATTTGTTGGAGACATTTACATTCAACCAGCAAAGTCAATCAACTTCATTCAGTTGAACTTTGTTGCTGTTAGAACAGGTGTTGACTTCTCTACCATTATTGGCAATTTCTAATAGAACGAATTAAAGGAGAAACATCATGCCTGTAAGTTTTAGCGTTTCAAACTTCAAGAGTAACTTTGCACTGGGTGGCGCTCGTCCTACTCTGTTCCAAGTTACTCTTACTGCACCAAGTATTGTAGGTGGAATTGACCTAACAGCCTCTCCATTCCTAGTAAGCTCGGCAAATCTTCCATCGTCAGATCTGGGTCTTATCTCAGTTCCTTACTTTGGTCGTGTACTGAAGCTTGCTGGGGATAGAACATTCCCAACATGGAGTACAACAGTTCTGAATGATGAAAACTTCATCATCCGTAACTCACTGGAAACATGGTCAAATGCTATTAATCAAATGAGAGGAAATGCTCGTCTGAGCACCGGTCTTTCAATTGCTTATAAGACTGACGCAACAGTAACACAATATGATAAGCTTGGAAATGAACTCCGTACATATAGATTTGAAGGTCTATATCCAGGTAGAATTCAAGCCATTGATCTTGGCTGGGATAGAACTGACCGTATCGAAGAGTTCGTAGTCGATTGGGAATATGATAATTGGGTGCTCGATTCTGGCGTTACAGGAAGTATCGGCAATCAAGGATAATATATAGTATACGTCGACTTTAGGAGTATATGATTTGGCTATTCAGCTATTTGGCTTTGAGATTAAAAGAAGTAATGAAGATAAGGATATCCCGTCATTTGCCATTCAAGAGGTAGATGACGGGGCCTTAACTGTATCTGCTGGTGGTGCTTACGGTACTTATCTAGACTTAGAAGGTTCAGCTAAGACTGAAGCCGAGCTCGTAGCAAAATACAGAGAAATGTCATTGCAACCAGAATGTGAAGGTGCCATTGACGAAATTGTAAATGAAGCAATTGTCAAAGATGGCAATAAAGAAATCGTTGATATTAATCTAGACAATTTAGATTTGTCAGATAATATTAAGGATATGATTAGTGATGAATGGAATCTTATTGCTGAATTATTAAACATCAATAACTATGGATTTGAAATTTTCCGCAGATGGTATGTTGATGGCCGTTTGTCTTATCACGTGATGATTGATGAAAACAATCCTCGTGCTGGTATTCAAGAACTTAGATATATTGATCCTCGTAAGATCAGAAAAATTAGAACAATTAAAAGAGAACGCCGTGGAAATGTTTTTATTAACATAACCACTGATGAATTCTATATGTATAATGAACGTGGTTTCCGTGGTGCCAGTGCTACAGGTATGGATAACCAAGGTCTGAGAATTGCTAAAGATTCTATCCTCCATGTCACATCCGGGCTCATGGATAAGGATAATCGTTTAGTCCTAGGATATCTACATAAAGCAATCAAACCTCTTAACCAACTACGTATTCTTGAAGATGCAACTGTTATCTATCGTATTTCTCGTGCACCTGAACGTCGTATTTTCTATATCGATGTAGGTAACCTTCCTAAGATGAAGGCTGAGCAATATGTAAAAGATATGATGACTAAGCATAAGAATCGTTTAGTCTATGATGCTACAACCGGTGATCTTAGAGATGACCGTAAGTTCATGACCATGCTTGAAGATTATTGGCTACCTCGTCGTGAAGGTGGTCGTGGTACTGAAATCTCGACTTTGCCTTCTGGTCAGAATCTTGGTGAACTTTCAGATGTTATGTACTTTGAAAAGAAGTTATTCAAGTCACTTAATGTTCCTATGTCAAGAATTAATTCTGATCAGTCAGGATTTAATATTGGTCGTTCAGCAGAAATTACTCAAGATGAACTTAAGTTCCAAAAGTTCATTGGTCGTCTTCGTTTAAGATTTGCTCAATTATTCTTGCAAGCTCTTGAAAAGCAATTAGTACTTAAGGGTATTTGTACTCTTGATGAGTGGGAACAGTTCAAGAATAAGATTCACTTTAACTTCAATCAAGATAATTACTTCAGTGAACTTAAAGATGCAGAAATTCTTCGTGAAAGACTTACAACTCTTCAACAGATAGAACCATTTGTGGGAGTATATTACTCTAGAGAATGGATCGAGAAAAATATTCTGATGATGTCTGATGAAGATCGTGAAGCTATGAAGACAGAAATTGATGCTGAGAAGCCTGCAGAATTAGAGCGTCAACAACAAATGATGGCAGCACAACAAGGTATGGTTGGTCAAGATGCTGGTGGTGAAGATGCAGAAGGTGGTGATCAACAGTCACAGGGTGGAGATGCTTCTGCTGAGCCTGCACAATCTGAAGATCCTAAAGCACCTAAAGCAAAGCAAGCATTTAAAACAACAACTGTTCATAGAAAAAACAAAACATTCACACGAAAAGTACCGGAAAGACTTCCGAGTAATTTTTGATAAATAAAATAATAGGAGAATATTATGGACGATTATACAGCAGATGATCTTGTAGACTTTATTTTAGGTAAAGATTTTCTCAATGCAAAAGACGCATTGAATACTATTATGTTTGATAAGGTCGGCAGTGCACTTGAAGACATGAAAGCTCAAGTTGCTGATAAAATGTTTAATTCAGAGCCCGAGGAAACAGATGACTAAACCAAGAAGTTCAAAACCTTTTAAGCCGGCTTATGAGCTCAATCCTCAGGGCGAGAAGCGTTTCGCTGATGGCGAAAAAAAATTCTTCGACAAGCACGAAGTAGAAATGACCAATGATGTAAACTATTGCGATCATGAAGATCAAGAAGATGCTACACATCAAGGTAATACTACTAAGGATAAGACTCGTAAAACCGATAAGACAAATAAGGCTAATGTCGAACCAAAGAATGTCGATGAAGAACACATGACTGCTAAGCAAAAAGAGCGTCGTGAAAAGATTGTCAAGGCTATGAAAACTAAAGTAGCCGGTTTCAAGAAGCGTTATGGCGAGCGGGCCAAGGATGTTATGTATGCCACTGCTACAAAAACTGCCATGGGTGAATCTATGGATGGTGCAACATCAGATAATCCTGGTGCAGGTTCATCATCAGTAGGTGGTGGTACTATTGATAAGTCTCAAGTAGATGCTGGTCATGTACATCCAGATAGCCGTGGTTCTACTCAAACAAAAGATGTACTTGAAAAGATTGCAATGCAAGCGGCAGAACTTCATGATAGTCTAGATGATAAAGAACTAGATGGCGATATCATGGGTCAGCTTACTGAAATTAAAGATTCTTTAGATCAAGTATTTGAAACCATTACAAATAGTGGAAATAAGTCAGATAAAGATAAGACCGATGATAGTGCACCTGATGCAGAACAAGGTCGTGAAATGAAGACTGAATCTTATAAGCCAATGAGTAAAGGTTTAAAGAATATTGTTGATAAGCATAAAGTAGGTGCACCTCTTACTATGAGAGGAGATCAAAACTAATGAAACTTATCTGCGAATCCATTACAGACGTTAAGATTATTAAAGAATCTACAGAGTCTGGAAAGAAGGATCTATTCATTGAAGGTCCATTT